GACTGGATTTCGTTAAGCGCAATTAACTTATCAAGAGGCAGTGGTTGTGGGAACTGCACATAAGAACGGTAAGTAAGTGGGTCATTAGGGTCTAAACGGTCTACTTGGCCCTTCTTTAACTTAACATCAGTTGTTGGGTCCCAAATAAAAGTTTCTGGTTCTTTAATTGCAAGGCTAAGCAAGATGAGTTCATTAACTCGTTCTAAACCGTGAGCATATTGAATAATTTTTTGATGGTAACGATTCATCAAAGGTTGGAACTGAATAGATAGGGCTACACCTGAAGTATTAGATATTGGCTGTGCTTGCCCTAAAGCTGTTTCTGGAACACCAATCATTTCGTGCATTGATTTCTTGAGCATAGCCAAGAACTCCATTGCACCCTTAAGACCTTGTGCTCCACCTTCTAAGTTCTCTACACGAGCATCCTTAGGTAAACCACCCCATACTTTATTTGCGCCTTTTTCTAACTGTGACGCTTTTGCACCAATAATGACCGTAACGGGCGCAGCATGGTAGTTAACGATGTCAGCGATATCTGTAGCAGTCTCATTATAAGTACGGTTAATGCTAACAATGTCGTGGCAATCAGCAAGGCCCCAAGGAGAACCAGAGATGCGAACATTCGGAATATGAATAACGGGAATAGTGCCAAGCGGGTTAGGGCGTGAGTCAATAAGTTCATCATTGATATACTCCTCAATTACATCATCTGTAAGAATTTCAGTATAAGTAAATACTTGACGAGTTCCCTCTAAAGAAGTACCCCAAAAACGATACTTTAATTTAAATCGTATTAAACGCTCGCGGTCATGTGGATGAAACTCTGGAAATGCAAAAGATGCATTCAAAGGAAGAATACGAACTCGGCCTGGATGTGCGCGACCAGAAGTGTCAACATAGGCTTCTTCATAAGCAACTTTAATAAAACAGTCGCCTGATACTCCGCCTTGTTGACCAATTTCCCACAATACTGTGGCTTTATTGTTATCTACTTCCCATACTCTTTCAAGTAGGTCAGGAACAATAGCTTCCGTTTCTTTTGGGGAACGGAAGGAGACCCCTTTACCAAATGTAAAATTAAGTACAAAATCAGTAAAAGCGCGATAATAATTAATAGCTATTTGAGATTCGCCAGCTTGGCGTCGGTAACTGTAATGGTGCCCAAGATACATAGCCCAGTTAAGGGAGTAACGGTTTAAGCGCGGGCCATGAACTTCAAACTCTTCATCGGCTAATTCAACAAGCCCCAACGGAGAGATAGAAATTGTTAAATCGCTAGAGGCTGCCCTATATGAGGGAGGTGAGAAATCAATGCTACTCACTTACCGCCCTCCCAAAACTCAATAGATAAACTGTACCACCAAAGTCGACAAATCATTAAAACGGATTGTATTATTTGGTGACTTTTTTAGTTACTTTTTTTGTAACTATGTGCGCTTTTGAGCGCTGTTCTTCTTTTTTATCCATCTCTTCTTGCGCATAATCTCGAAAACGAGGGTCTACTTCACTTTTGCTATTTACAAACCGTCCACCAAGTTGTGTGTAACGAGTGTGGACCCAGTGAGCTGCTGCAGGAGATGGATATTTTGCAAACTTACTACGAGCTTGCACGGTAATCATGTTCCAAAGTTTTGGATTCGCAGGGGTTTGGTCTGGAGATTCCTTTACTTCTTTACCTCTAATGAGGGCCACAATTACTCCTTAGTTAAAGGCTCTCGCCCCCGCCACGTATTCGCCGTAGAAACGGGGGACGAGAAACTTGATTAAATTAGTCTTCTACTACAGCTGGGTTAAGACGCTGTTGGTGTGAACCACTGCGGAATACTTCTTCAAACTTGTTATCGCCGTGGTCAGCAAATCCACCTTTAGCAAATTCATCAAGTGTATTTGGTGCTTCTACCCATGCTGCTGAACCTACGTGAGCACGCTCGCGCATTGTCTCTTCTGCAGTCTTTGTGTGAACAGCCTTGTTACGGTTTGGACGACCTGGTGCAGGAACATATCCCTGCATTGCGCCTTCTGTAAACTGTGCTGGAACGTCAGTGTCAGTTGCAAGACCTTCTTCAAAACGAAGTGGTCCGCGCTGTCCTGGTGTTGCAGATGCAAATTTACGGTCGTATGTGTTGCCAGGAACTTCTGGCAGCTTAGGTGCTGGTGCAATACTCATTAGTACTCCTTAAGGATGTTGTTGGAAAGGCCTTTTCCTAATAGATAGTTTCCCGCTTTATAGTAAATAAATGTGCCTAAAGCCCAAAATTTTTATCTAAAAAAGGGAGAGCTAGATACTTCAACCGAAGGCATTGTTAAGTCCATGGTAAGGGCGCAAGCAATCGCTAAAGAATCCGCATAATCATCATGGGCGTGCGCTTCATCAGGTGCTTGGGCGCTAAAGTTTGGTCCTTGGAACTTTGTTTCCAAATCCGTCATTTGTTGGTAAAAGCGCTTCCAAGTACGAAGTCTGCGTGTTTTTGCATGAGCAGGCCAACCAACCATACGACGGTCAATCAAAGCTTTAAGATGCTTCCAACGTTTAGATTGTTCTTGAGAACTACTGCCAACAGCATGGACTTCTGCTCGTGGCAATAATAGTTTAAGTCTTTGTGCCACGGCATCACCCACACCATTAGCATCTACGCCAACTGCAAGTACGTCGTAGTTGGCAAGAAAGCTAACAATTTGAAAATACTGGTCTTCCCAATCATCACCGTGAAGCTCAAGCCAATTAAGAATTCTATGGTCAAAATAACCAAACTCATCTGGCCTATCCCAATCAACCCACACAACAGTAACTACAGTTGAATCTACTTTACGAGCAGGGTCAACTCCAACTACTACAGGGGAGCGATGCCATGCGCGAACTACTTCTTGAGATGTGTCACCTAGCTCATCCATAATTGTAGATGTAACGAACATACCTCGTTCAAGTAACCACCTACAGCAGTACGACATTTGGAACTCATCTGAGTCTTCGCCAATACGCAACATTTCTTTTTTAATAAACTTTGCATAGTTAGCGTTGTATTTGGATACGTCTCTGTAGTCCCACTCAAAGTGGTTTTGTTTAATATTACGGGAAGTCTGCCTGCGCTTATTTAATTGGATAGAACGGTAAAAGTTATTTTTGTGCGTGGTAGGGGTACCCGTTTTAACCATAGTACCTGAGTAGTACGCAAGCATAGGAGAAATTGATTTAGATACAACAAAGTCATCTGCTTCTTGGCACTCGTCAATAACAATGAGGTGGAAAGATTTAGATTCAATCTTTGCACGTGGGTTAGCTGTCATCATCATAAGAGATGAGCCCGAGTTCTTTAATTTGATTTGACGAGTTACCCCTGGCACTTTACCCAATGAATCATCAATCTCTGGGTCTCCCAAAATTTCTAATGCACGTTCAGAAGTTAATCTATTAACTGTACGACCAAAAAGGGTTTCTACTTGCCCTTCAACTGGTGCAAACATGCCAATCCAAATTCCATCTTTAAATTTACCAAGAAGGTCTGGATACATACGAGCAAGGCGTGGAAGCAGAACCATAAGGGAAGCTACAGTGTTAGCAATTGTTTCTGACTTTCCTGACTGACGAGCAGCCAGTGCTGTAACTTCTTCACCGTCGTTAATAATGACAGACTCAATAATGCGTCGTGCAAGGGGCATTTGATACGGGTGAAGTTCGTGACCCACCAACGCTGTCATGAATTGAATACAGCGGTCTACAAGTTTTTTTACAAACTCTTTAGAAAGTTCATCAAGGGTATCTTCCTCCTCAGGAGGCAAATCATCATCTTCTAAAAGGTCTTCATCTTCTTCAACAAATTCTACATCTATGTTACTCATGGTTACCTTAGTTTAGTAGAAAATGGAAAGCCTGGGCTATTAACCCAGGCCTGCCGATTGCCTACGGGAGAAGGAAGAGGCAAGGCTTATCATACACCAATTGTCGATAAATCTATGAACCGCTACTTAAGTGGCGTGGTGCGTTTTTTAAGTTCAAAGACAACAGCATGAAGTGCCTCGGCACCAACAAGCGCCTCTTCTAAATATGTCATTTCTCTATGGGATTTGTTGTACATGGTCATACAACGACCTACTTCATAGGTAGCTTGTTCAATCCAGTTTTCTAAATCTGCTGTTGGAATTTTAGATACTCTTTTAGAAACTTTTTCTGAAAAAGGCTTTACCCAAATTTCTTTTTTTCTAAACATCACCACTCCCTAATGTCTTCAGTCTCTAAATCCATTTCGCGCAAATTTAACGCTCTAGCAAGCATATCGTCTGCATCTTCTTCAAAAACATAGCCGTTTACTGGTATCCATACGCCCAACACAAACCCAGGCTTGGTAAAGGGAAACCTAAGAACAAAGCATACCTTGCTCTTGCGATAAGGATATTCAGTCTCTTGAGTCCAACCTTTTTCAAAAATCGGCAGGAAACGATTGTGATAGTACTGAATTTTATCAACGTATAGTGGGCCGTAGGATTTCATAATTCGTTAAATAATACCCTAGTTTCTGCTGTCATCTGATTTGGGTCAAAGGGCCCCATATCATCATGGGTGTCTAATCCAGAGTTCTTTAAGTATCGACCAGTTGAATTAGAAGCTTTAAGGTCATTCCAAAACTCAACTTCAATTTCGTTGTATTCCCACCAAGTGCCATCGCGAAACTTAACAACTAACTTCTTAGCCTCACGGCTATAAGCAAGCTTTAAGGCTCTAGGGCGTTTAGGGTTAATAGTTGGGGCGGTCATACTTTGATAAGTAGGAGGGGTCTCGCGTGGGGTGAACATCTCAAAATCATTTAGGGGACCTAATTTAGACGCCGCATCTGACCACTCATTAAAACGAGCGGACATCTTATCTTGTTGTTGTTTATTGGGTCTAAAGTCGTCAGCCATTATTCCTCGCAGAAATGATTTTCAGTTTCTGATTCTAGCACTCGTACTAGACAAGCTTTGCATCTTAAATACTTTGGTGGTGTGTAGTTATTTTGCGCTGTTGAACCTGGCTTAAAACCACTTCCATCTTCAGCATATTGAGGTTCATAATCAGAAACAATCTCTGGTTCTTTAAATAACTCGCGGGGGAAAGGGCCTCGGGGTTGTTCCATATGCTCTGGTACTGCATGTACTTGGACCGCTTTAACGCGGGTCATTTTCATTCTGGGCTCTTAGCGGGTTTCTTTTTTTCTAATTTTGATTCGTCATCAACAATTGGAGTTACTAAAGGAAAGTCTCCTTGAGAAGCACGGTCACGTAACCAAAGGGGAAGACACTCAGCGCAATAATTAACTGGGTTAGCTCCAGGGTCAGCGTTAGTGTAATTTGCTGAATTTTCACAGTTAGCACATTTAATCATAGGTATAGCATAGCAAAAAGGAGCCCCTAAAGGCTCCCTTTTGTATGTCTCTTCCGACTATTTTGTTAAGCCGAATGCAGCGTCTTTCTTATTTACATAGCGTAGGGCTACTGGGACGAGTGATGCCCAGACTGCATTTGCTACAAGCATCCACTGAGCTTTTCCAAAATCCAAAGGACTGGCTAAATTGCTGGTGGACATAACGATTGTTACTGCGCCTAGTACCTGACCTAGAAGGTTACGGGCATAGGACTCAAGCATTGCTTTATTCATGGTTCTCCTTAGAAGGGTTTACTCTCCTAGTTTAGCTTTTAATACTAAAAATTCTGTCCTAAGATGAGTAAGGTCTTCGCGGCTATCGTTCATTTGGTCCTTCATAGAAGACCCTCCATTCTCATAAAGCTGGTATTCAATCTTATCTAGGCGTTTTTCTAAACGCATAAAGTATTTAACTGCTGCTGCTGTTTGCGCCAATAAAAATATGGCAATAGTAATCTTATCACTTAAGGACACGAATATACCCATTCTGTAGAAATGTCAAATTTCATTATGTGAGAATGGTTGTCCAAATTAAATACCCGAAATATTAAATATCTATGCTTAATTAAACACATATAAGCGATATTTGTCTCAATAAAATAAATATATCTGTTTCGACTTGACACACTACGTAACTCTTTGGTTACCTAGTACATGACAGAAGCCACCAGCGATGGTGGCTTTCGCCAACTGAGAGGAGCAGCGATGCTCAATATCAGAATTAATCTAATGATTGATTTGAAAAAGGTGTTTGCAAGTAGTTTAGTAGCATTTATGCTCCTATCTAATTTGATTACACCAGCGTATGCACTAAAGACAGTACCAGCGGTATCTACTGAAAAACCAGTAACGGTATCTCTTACTCGTTTAAAGGTAATTACGACTAGAACAGCGGCTGTGGAAGCCGTGCAAAGCTCGCAGGTAAAGTACTTTGATGCTGAAGCTTTAGCATTTTTGACTGTGTATGCGAAGGGATGGACCATTAAAGAATGGAACTGCCTTCGTTTTATTTGGACAAAAGAAAGTCACTTTAATCCAAAGGCGCATAACAAGAGTTCGGGTGCATATGGAATTGCACAATTTATGCCGAGCACTTGGGGAAACTACAAGGTAGAGAAAACTGCCGAAGCCCGATTACAGATAAAATATGGACTACGCTATATCGAGAGACGATACGGGAGCGCGAATGACCCAACGGGTGCATGTAATGCAGAACAATTTTGGAAAAGAAAAGGATGGTATTAAAGCCCCTTATTTTGACGGCACGCAACTGTGTGCTCAGGTAGACCCCGAGTTATTCTTCCCCAATAACGCAAGCGAGGCTACAAAACTTAAAAGAGTTGTAATACCTATTTGTAGAGAGTGTAGCTTTCAAGCTAAGTGTTTGGAATATGCAATCAACTCCGATGTTCACGGCATTTGGGCTGGAACATCAGATACAGATAGAATGAAAATACGAAAACAAAAAGGACTTAAAGTCACCTCTATGACAAGTGTTGTCAATAGTATGTTGGCTTAATAAAAAA